TAATATTAAAGTTTATATGATAATCCTACATTGAACGAACCATCCTCATCCTTGCGAGTATAGTTAGGCTCTGCATAGAAATTGTCCCAAATGTGAACTGACATCCCTACTCCATATGTAATATCATCAGTAGAGTTTTCAGTAGGCATTTGTAAAGATACATAGAGATTATTAGATAGAGTATATCTACCTATTAAGTCATAATCATCCCCATTTTGTTTTACGCCTATCATAACATCATCATTGATTTGGTAGCCGATTCCTATATTATTAGTAAAATTATCTATTCCCCAGCTTCCATCTTCTGCTGGCTCTTGCACATTACTCATAATTGTATATTGTGCTGAAGCACCAAAAGATAGTGCTGTTATCATCATAGCTAAAATTGTTTTTTTCATTTTTTTTATTTTAAGTTTTGTAAATTAATTAATAAGTCCAAATAACCTTCGTTGGTTTTTCTGGTTTTTCTTGTATATCTATATGAATAAAATTAGAACCTACCCCTATCCTTTGTATTCCCAACTGGATAGCAGCTTCTATTATTGAATATTTTTGTGAGCTTGTAGTGGCAGATATATCTACTGCCTTCCCTTTAATATGAGCTGAGTTTTCTGCTCCCCCTATTTTTTTATTATATTCGGAGCTTCTATATCCTGAATTTATTTTATAAGGTATTCCTGATCTATGCCTCATATTATCTAAAATCATTAATAGATTGACATCCATATATTCTTTGCCTGAGCCTGGCAATCCAGGCTGATCAAACTCCGACAGCTTAAAATAGTTTAACTTGATATTAAATTCTATTTTTTTTTCTTCCATATTTTAAACTCGTTAGCAATCCTTAAACTAGTCCATACTATTGCTACTAGATAAGAAATGATTTTGAGTGAAATCTCTACATCTGTCATACTCATCCCTATTGCGCCTACATTTAATACTACTGTAGTAGGGCAAAACTTCCCTATAATTTCATTTATCATTTTCGTGTTCATTTTTTTATATTATTAATTACTAGCTCGGAGATGAAGTCCTTACTAGCGTAAAAGTTATTCCTCCTCTAAAATCGTAAGTCGTACCCCCAGATGCTGCAGCGTAAACGTGAGGGATGATCATATCTCCCTCTGCAATAGCGGCTGTTGTGCCAGCTGCAAGATTTGCGGTTTTTGTTTGGGAGTTTCCAGCAAGTGCGATAGTATAAGTTCCTAAAAGAGTCATTGCTTGATTAGATGTAGAGCCATCTACAGGAGTTGCTTTATATAATTGTATCGCTATACTCCATCCTGAAGTTCCACTCGCAACTGCTTTTCCTGATTCTATATTATAAGTTCCATCCGCTATAAAGCACATTGATTTAAAAGAGCGTTGTGTTCCTATATTTGCAGGAGCGGATGTATTAGTAGGCTGAAATCTATTGCTCCTAGTTTGATCCTCTCCATTGAATACATAATAAGTTCCATCATCCAAATCATCTCCCTCTACTCTAAAAGACATAATATTTCTTCCAACACTTGCGGCACTATCAAAAGTAGTGTCAGTAACTCTCATCCCAGCTATAGTTCCTTTAGTTTTATTTTGATATTGAGCAATCAAATCCTGAGTATCAAAAGAAATAATATCTCCTACATAGATAGGCCTATTAATTACTTTAGAGGTTACGCTCAGAGATGTAGCTCCTGCAGCTTGATCGGCATCCAGTACAAAAGTAATTGGATTATATGTCCCTAGAGTATCTTGTAAAGGAGGCGCACTTCCTAGAGTCTGAGTCCCTCTAGATTGAGTTTGCAATACTATAGTATCTCCAGATTTCAAAATAGCAACTGGCATCTCTTGTACCGTTAAAGAGGTAATAGTCTGAGCCAGAGATGTCGCTCCTGATGCTGTGATAGACTGATTTGCAGATACAATGGCTATAGGTTTTACTTGAGTAAATTGTCCTTTATTGAGTAAGTTGGAAATAGCTCCTAAATTTTGCCCAGTTGGAGGGCCTACCATTGCTCCTATACCACCGCCTGCTGGGACTGCCACATTTGGCCCACCATAAACTCCTGAATTTGTTCCAGTATTCCCAGAGGTACTGCTAGTGGTAGTAGCCGCATAAAACGCTTGCTCATAGAGTTTCCAATTCCAAGTGTCCGCTTTAGGATGCCAAGTCCCAGTATGCATTATCCAAGTTGTTGCAGGTGTCCCAGTACCATAGTGCTGTAGAGTCTGCCATTTTGTTCCAGGATTTGCAAATCTTGGACTAGTAGCAGTACCATCATTATCGTAGATGGATTCTGCAGGATTTGTCGTAGAGGAAACGTCAAAGGTTTTAGTGCTTTTCGCCTGAGTAGCTAATACATCGTGAGCTAATTGCTGAGTAAAAGAATTGTCCCCAGTCAATACATCTATTCCCCAGTCCCCAGCAATATCTGTCACTTCCCAATCAGATCCATCATATACTTGCAATGTACCTTCTGAAGATATAATACCAGTATCTCCAAACATAGTTTCTCCCATCTCCTCTACTACAGTATCTGTTCCAACTTGTACTAGCTCATTAGTAATTGACTCCATCCCTACAGATCCATCAACTACAGGCGCAAACTGAGAGGAATATAGCCCTGTCTGAGAAACGGTGGGATTTGTATATTGTATTCCATAGGCATAAGAATCACTTCCTAAAGGCTGCCCTGGGCTGTAGATCATTCCGTGGGACTCATATGATTGATTTAGAGTAGTGCCTGGGTAGTGGTAAAAGTTGGATTTGGTGTAATATGCAAATTCCCATTCTCCATCAGTAAATACTGAAGCAGGACAATGAGGAAAAGACATATATTGCCACCAATTAGTCCCAAAAGAGCCTGGGTATTCTAATACATTAACGGTAGTAAGCCCTGGGGGGATATTAATTGACAGTTGATAACTCGGATAGACATAGGGAGTACCAACAGACTGGGACATAAAAGTAGCATCTTGAGGCCAGTTAGCCTGTCCCAGCCATACTCCAGCTGGAGTTGAGCCAGGCGTATTTGCGAAATACATATGAGTCCAACCATTTGACTCAGGACTAGCATCTGTTACATTAGAGCCTGTCCCAGCAACTCTAGCAAATAATCCAAAAAACATAAAAATGTCGGCATCATAAACCGAGTTATTAGTAAAGTTAAGTATTATTCTTTGATAAAAATCTTGATCATTAGTTCCATCAAAACTGAAACTCCCTAAAGAACTCCAGCTAAAATGATCTTGCGGCATAGTACCTGTAGGAGCAGCGGAGGGGGCAATTGGAGGGAAGAATGTAAATCTATTTACATTATCTAGAGCCATAAATTTTATAGTAACTTTCTTTAGTGCTGGTAATATTCCATACTGGCCGCCTGCTATTTTATAGTTTCTTGTAATTCCTCCTCCTAAACTATTTAAATACAAGTAATAAGTACCCCATTCGGTACTAATAGAATCTGAAGCACCAGAAGTAACCCCAGCCATAGAGTAATTATGAGATGATACATCATCAGGAGCTGCATAAGTTCCTGATTGAGTGTTTCTATATTCGTTAATCTGTATGAAATACCAAGTATTTTTCCATAAATATAAGCGCATCCCCCAGCCTTTACAAAGGCCTTCCAATATATCATAACAAGATCTGGCTTTATATTTTACTATATCTTCTAAAGGCCAGTCTTGCTCGGCTAGAACTTTTTTCTCATAGTATATATCTGGCTTCATTCTAGTGGTTACTAAAGGATCAACTGTTACATTAGCGTGCAAGCCATTATACCACCTAGCCGCTGTAGTGATAATAGGATTAGTAGTAGCTCCTGTTGCAGTAGTATAGTGTCCTGCATATCCCATACAAAGACTTATCAAATCTATAAAAGTTCTCCATACATCAAATTGTCCTCCTGAGTTATTTACATCTGAAATAAAGGTATCTCCTCTATCATAGAGATGATCTGCAGATTGAGTAGTAGTGCTAGGGACAAAATCATAATATTTCAATGAGGCTAATCCATCTATAAACTTTAAAGTAATAGGAAAAGGCTTAGATATATCAGGATCTTGAGATAAATCCAGCAATAAAAACCCTCCCCATACTGGACTGGTAGTAGGAGTAGCAGTTCCTAATACTGTTTCTCTGTAAAGATAACCATAAACTTGTCTTTCCTTTCTATTGGTTCTTAGCTGGTTTATATATCCAGCGGAATTTGTATCAGTAACCATATACTCTAAAGTCATTGTAGAGGGTTTAAATTCCGCAAACATCTCTGCTCCTGTTGAGCCATAACTAAGCTCTACAGCTCCAGCTCCTAAAGTCCCTTCTTTATTTTGAAAAGCAGCAGTAGCTACATCATCAAAAATCTCCACTCGATAAGTCAAATCCTGATCGGAGATAAAATTAAAATAGTAAGTTCTATTAAAAGCCATTAGATATATCTGGGCCTTTCGTTCATAGTGTTTTCATTTGATAAGTAAATATCATTCCCTTTAACTACTCCCCCTACATTTAGTTCAACATTCATTTGACTTGCTAGCATATCTTTAAGCTTTGATAGGGGAGCTACTACTTCAGGATTACTAGAAGCTCCTGGGTATTCCCCTACTAAAGCATTAGTTGGCCCAAAGGCAATTCCCCCTTCCGCCATTGGAATAGGAGTAGAGGCTATAGCTGCTATTTGAGCCGCTCCAAGTACCCCCATCATCATCGCTAGAGGAGGCCCTAAAATTGGCCCTAATTCTAAAGCCCTCATAATTCCTACAGCGGTAGACATAACAGCGTTCATTATAGCTAAGTCTTTTTGATTTCTAGCATTTCTAGCCTCAGCAATTTTCTTTTTATTATCAAATTTTTCATCCATAGCAACCTGAGCATCTCCATATTTCTGCTTTATCTCAGTTTCTGCAGCCGCTCTTTCTTCCGCTGTTAATATGCTATTTTCTAAAGATTCTAATTCCGCTTCCTGATCTGAATCTAGTTTCTCTTGCTCGGCAGTTTTCTCATTGTCTAAGATAGTCATTGTTTTCTGGTGTTCTGCAGCCCATAAATTCCCTATCGCACCAATTACCATACTAGCGGCAGACATCATATCTTGATAGTTATTTTTAAAAAACTCTCCTAAGTTAGCCATCCCTGATTTCACGCTATTCCAATAGCTCTGCCAGATTCCTATTTTTTGATTTGTAGTTTTTTGTAATACTTTTATCTCCTCTCCTCCTTGATCTCCACCTTCCCCTCCACCTGGCTCAAGATTAATTCCTCCTCCTCCCATAAAGGATTTCATCATATCACGAACTCCAGCCAGCTTCTCTTTAAACCAGTTCCCTATATTATCTACATTCTCTTGAATATCCTCCTCAGTAATGAACTCTACTTTATCTTTTGTAGTGATATTATCTGCAAAGTCCTGTCCAGCTTTTTTAACAGCATCTACAAATTCCTTTGTATTTTCTTCGATTTGCTTTTTGCTCTCCGATATTCCCATTCCTAGGGCCTCAGCTACAGCTGTAACTCCAAGCCCAGTAATGACAGGATTCTTACTCAACGCTCCCTTTATCATAATTCCTATCCCAGCAAATAACTTGCCCATACTTTTACCGAAGCTACTAAAATAAGCCCACATATTATTAACTGATAATTTAGCAGTTTCCCATAAAATCTTGAAACTTAAAATAATTGTTTCAATCACTATTCTAAAACCTACACTCTCATTGTATAAATCTATAAAGTAATTAATAAAATCTACTAAAAGTTTTTTAGTTGTACCCCAGTTGTTATAAATAACATAAAACAATGCTCCCAAAGCTACTACTACTAGGCCTACTGGAGTTAGAATTAAACTAAAAGCTTTCACTAACCCTCCTGCTAAAGTCATTAGAGGGCCACTTAAAGCCACTACTGAGGCAGTTGCTACTACTATCATTTTCGTGCCACTATCTAAAGAAGTAAAGCCTCTAGCTAGCTTAGTGGCTAGACTTGCAATTTTAGTAAATATAGGAATCATAACAGTCCCCAAATCTTGAGCCGCTAGCTTTAAATCATTAAAAGCTTTTTGCATCCTAAAGCCTGCAGTTTCTTCTAAAATTCCAAATCCATCATTTACATCAAAGGAAGCTCTTTCCAAATCATTTAATACTCCTGCATACTCTGCAGTCATCTTGCCTAAATTTCCAAAAACTCCTTTTAGGGCTTGAGATTTACTAAAGAACTCACTCAAAGGAATATTGTTATCTTCAAAAGCAGTTTGTATATCTACTAGAGTTTGCATTAGTCCTTGATCGCCTAAGCTTGCTCTTACAGAATCGCCTGACATCCCTACTTTGTTTAAGGCTTTTTCCATCTTAGGAGTAGTCTTAGCTAGGGACATCATCACTCCTCCGAATGAAGTAGTAGCTGCTCTCGCATCTCCTGTTGTTTTTGTGTAAGTAGCTATAAAGGCGTTTGTTTCTTGAAAAGAGATTCCAAGAGAAGCAGCCATTCCTAATTGAGTTCCTAATACTTCAGCTAGATCTGAAGCTTCAAACATCCCAGCTCTTACTGAACCTCCAAAAATATTAAGAGCTTCAGAAGCTGATAGCATCTCCACTCCATAGGCATTTTGAGCGGCTGCAGCTACCTTAGCTAAGTCGGTTTGCTCTCCAAGTCCTATTGCCACCCCTTTAGAAACTGCCTCTAAAGTTTGCATTGCATTCGCACCTCTTAGTCCTGCAGAAGTTAAAAAGAATAATCCCTCAGCTAATTCCGCTGGAGCTTGAGCAGTTTGGCCTGATAGGGACATTACCCCTTCAGATAATTTTTTAATTTCTTTACCTGAGATTCCAACTAAGGTATTAATCTTAGTCATATTCTTCTCAAAGTCAATAGCCATTTTAGCACCTGCAGCTCCAATAGCAGCAAAAGGCAGAGCAAAGGAATGAGTAATAGATCTTCCTACTGCTTGCATTTTAGCTCCAAACATTTGTAATCTTCTGGAAGCTGTTTTTAATCCTCTAAATAGAGGAGCAGTTACTGCATTGATAACTACATTTAAGGAGGCTAAGGCTTTTTTAGGCATCTTTCTTTTTTATTTTTTGCTGGACTTTATCATCAAAATCCGACTCTTTCATAATCCTTTCAATATCTCTTTTAACAGATTTCGCAGTTTTTTCAACTTTTTCCCAAGGGAAGGTAGTAATTTTTTTAGGATCTACAGGCCTTTTCAAATGGGGATTAATTATAACACAAGCCATCCATCTAGCTCTCTCCCACGCTGCCTGATTATCCTGCTCATACAACCTTCTCTTACCCATCTGAGCGTTGATAAAGTTTCTAGGTGTCATATTATATAATTCCTCTACAGTCATATTTAATTCTCCAAAAGCCATTTGTTCCAAAGTATCAAAAGTTATTGGCTCTATTTTTTGCGGCTTCCCTTTTTTTTGCTTGCCGCTGTTGCGTTTCCCATATTATGTCCCATTTGCTCTCCAAATATTTCCATCGCTCTAGTTAAAGCACTCATATCGGTATCAAGCATATCTCCTAGCTCATCTATACTAAGAGTACAGTCTTGGCCTGATTTTCTACATCCTTCCTCTATCCCTACCAGTACTAAAGTTAAGGCTTGATCTAAATTCATATCCTGCCCTAAGTTCATTAAATTATTTAGAGAAGTTCCTGTTAATCCACAGTATTTTCTCAATCCATTGAATCCAAAAAATATTGGATAATTTTTTCCTCCTAATTCTATTAATTCGTATTTCATTTTTTTATTTTCTTAAAGGTTATTAAAATAAGAGTTTCTCCAAGCCACCCCTTTAAGAAATAAAAAGGCAGCAAGGAGTCCCTCTCGTTTATTATGATACAGCTGATTGTGTTAAAGCACCAGTTCCTGAAAAAGATCCACTCCAAGTAGAGCTATCTTCATTTGGAGTATCTAAACTTAGAGAAGTAAGCCAAGCTGTACCACTCCATTTTAAATCTCCAGTTATTTCTGTACTAAACATAAGAGTAAAAGAAGTTCTGTTTGATCCTTCCATATAAGTTGCATATAATTCATTTACAGTTAAGTCAGATATTGCAGAACCTGCAGTATCTACAAAAATTACCATTCCTTCTACAGAAACTTCCCAGTCCCTTTGTCCTTCCATTTGATCTCTCCATCCTGCAGAGTCCTTCGTTGAAGTATCTCTAAGGTTGTGATTCATAGATATTGAAGCTGAGGTAGCATAGCCAATTTTAGTGCCAGCTGCATAAACTCCAAATTTTGTTCCATTGATTACGCCATTTGTTGCCATTTGTTTTTATTTTTTTAATTAATTAATTTATTTTACTTGTATTTTATTTTTATCTCGTATTTATTTTTTAATGACTCACATCTTGAGTTAATTCCCCTGCTCCTGCAAAGCTTAAACTAATAGTAGAACTATCTTCATTTGGAGCGGTTATATTTACTCCTGTTAAATAAGCTTCCCCTGTAAAATAAGGAGTACCGCTTTCAACAGGATAAAGAGCGATTGTGAATCTATCTTGATCCATATATCCTTCATCAATAACAGTATCTAAAGAAAGAGAACCAATCCCTGTATGCACAGGAACTAAAGTCCCATCTGCATAAACATAAGCGAATTTTCCTTCAAAACCCATACTCCATCCTCTATCGCTTAGTAAACTTGTATTCCAGTTATCAGTTTCTCTGCAGCTAATATCTTTAAGTCCTTGCTCTGTTTGTATGTTTGCAGTAGTACCTAATATCACATACTCCCCATTAATTGTTAATAGATAATCCTGTCCGTTTATGATTCCATTTAGAGCCATTTATCCAATATATAAAATTGCTATTTTCACATCTGTAGTAGTACTCAAAGTAAAACTCACTAGAGAGTCCGTATCATTGTAAGCGGTAGTAGAAAAAGCACCCATTAATGAAATTGAGTTTGCTGTTACGGTTTCTACAGCACTTGATTTGGTTAAATCTCCATAAAGATTATTATCTACAGTAGTAACTCTTGTAGTAACAGTACAAGTCAAAGAAGATTCGCTTGAATTTTCTATCAAGATAATCTCCTTCCCTGTATTAGTAAAAGTATTCGTTACCGCTCCTGGAGCTGTTAGCGTTACTGACAGTCCAGATTCTATTATTGATTGACTAGCTATTAGAGCCATTTTCTTCTATTTTTTTAGATTTCTTTTTAGTTTTTGCAGGAGCTTGTTTTTTTACAGGCTCACATATTCCAGCTTCAGCAAGTTCTGCAGCAAATCCCCAAGTAACATTTATTTTAGTACCGATAGGAAATGTCTTTGATCCTCGGCTGTATTCTTTGATTGTTGTAATTGTTGGCATTTTATTCTATATTTATCCAGCCGTTTGCTGGGTTATTAATTAATTCTAGGATTTCTGAATGCGAGTAATCAGTAAAGCCCTCCAAATCGCTAGGCTTAGTTCCAGAATATTTTACTATAAATTCGCTATTATCTATTTTATATCTAAGTGTATCTTTGCTTTCCAATACATTTATAAAATTAATATCATTAATTTTTGTAGTAGGTATTATGCAATATCTTTTTGTCATATCTATGCAGGTACTTGTGTATTAATATCCTCGGCCGCCATATTTGTCATTACGCCCTGATTACTATATTGAGGAGAGGCATCAGGAATATTAGGGAAGGTAGCACCATCTCCATTTCTCCAAAAGCCTACCAAATAATCAGAAGCAACTGGGTATCTATTAGGATCTCCTGTAGCTCCACTTCCATATAATTTAGACACATCATCTGCCGATAAGACTTCATCCCATATAGAGAATTCATCTATAAACATATTAGCATAGTTTGTAGCTCCATTCTTTGCCATCAAAAGAGGGCAAATTGTATTTGAGGGAGTACCGTAGCTTCCTGTAAGTGTTGCGGTAGCTCCACCGTTAGTAGTATTTTTTAGACTGTTATTTATGTAAAAATTAAAAGCAGTTATTGCAGCTGATAAATCATATGTCAATACTATATGAGTCCAAGCATCATCAGCAATTGCTTGAGCGGTAGTAAAGGTAAGATAATCCGTAGCACTATCTCCAAAATAAACTATAAACTTTACATAGTTATCATAGGAAACTTTAAGCTCATATTCATAGTGATAAGCTCCAGAGCCAAATTCATAGTTTTTATTGATTATATATTGAGCTGCAGCCTCCTCCTCTGCTGGCCTTACCCATACTGACATACTAAAGCCTCTATCTCCTCCTGAAGAATTTATACTCCATAAATCATTATCTCCAAAAGTAACATAGTCATCCACTCCATCAAAAGCTAAAGAGTAGGTATTCTCCCAAGTGTTAGAAATATTTAATCTATTTGCTCTTATAATGAAATCTAAGTGTTTTATGAATACCCCACTATGGGAAGCATTATCATCATAATCATCTACAGAAGATTCAAATACTATAGAATCTACATAAATATCATTTTCATATGGAGAGTTTACAGTACCCCACTCTCTATCTAAAGCTTCCCTCACTTTTACAGCTAT